ATCAACTGGTTACAGTGTAATAGAAATACCTAATTTAAAACATATTGTAACGAGAGATAGAGGTGAATTATTTAGAAATATTTATGAGGAATCATCTAGAATATTATAAAATAGAAATCCAAATACCATTCCGCCTATTATATCTGTCGGATAATGGACACCTAGAAATACTCTACTGAATCCAACTAAAATTGCAATAATATTGAATACAAATTCGTGTGGGAATTTTTTTAGCATTAATAAACAAAATACAGTAGAACTAAATGTATGACCACTAGGAAATGAATATACACTAAATAAACTTGTATGTTCTTTATTTGTATAATTTATAATAGTATCGGAAGCGTGATACGGTCGCGGTCTTTTAAAAATTAATTTTAATAAAGCTGCGATAACTACTAACTTTGTTATTAATACAATATCATTAAAATTAAGAATATTATAAATATATAATGTTATAATTAATACTATAAAAGATCCGCTATTAAATGGTTGTGATATTAATTTCATTTGTGGGGAAAAATTAAGTTTTTGTATACTTGCCATTAAATTAATTTCCATATTTAATAATATATATAAATAAATATATTTCTAACGATATAATAATGATATCATATTATATAATAATCATCATTATTATAGTTTGTATTGAAGTATATTTTAGATTATATAATTCCTCGCCGGAAAAATTAGAAAATGATATGATAGATAATTATACTCCTTGGATAAAAATAAAACACTATAATAACTATGCAAAATATTATATAAAAATAAATAATATAGATGATAAAAAATTAGAAGATTGGAAAGACATTGAAAATATTAGTATTAACTATGATATTAATACTAATTATTTAATACTTAAATGTAAGACAGAAGAAGAAGCGTTAGTAATAGCAAATTTATTTATATCTAATATGAATAACGAGATTGAACTAGATGAAATAATAGATAATGATATGATTAATATATCGTATAAAAAAGCGAAAAAATATAAATTTGTAAAAAATAAATTAACTGAATTAATTAAAGAAAATTTATCTAAATTAGAAGTAGATGTTAAAGAAACTGACACATTTACAAATAATTACTATGATACTAATAATTTAAATAAAGAAATTATTATTAATAATATTGTAAATGATTATTCACGTTCAGCAGTAGATTCTAAGCATGAAGATATAGAAATTCCTAAAAAAATAGAAAAGATGGATGAAATATGTAGTCCTATATTAAATAAAGTAGATGAAAATATTATCTATGAAATAAAACCTCAAGAACATATACAATTTCAGCAAACAATTCAAGCATATGGTGGATCTGAATATGCAACATTGTCATTTTAATCACACGTTTCTTTCATAATAATAATATATACATATATTATTATGAATAATAATAATATAAATCTATTTAATATTATTTGCGTAGGTCCATTATTAATATATATAGGTATAAATCAACGTACAACACATGAATATTATTATAATATATTAGGTCTAGTTGCCCTAACAATACCATATATTATGTCACAATCAAATCAAGATGATACTATGTATAAGAGTCAATGGTTAGTATTATTTAGTTTTTTCTTATATGTTGCTTTATGTAAAAATTTAACACATGTATTTATTTATAATATTTTGGTTTATTTTGGATTATATATTATTTTTCTACATAGTTATTATTTATATTATAATTTATCTAATCAAAGAATTTTAAATTAAATGAAAAATTTATATTTAATGTCATCAAAAATACACGTAGACCGACAAATGTTAATTATCTCAGCACTTGTATAAATATAGTTTATACTAGTATTAATTTGATCAATGGTTAAATCAGAAGGCATCATATCTTTCCAATACATAGATAGAATCATAAAAATATCTAATGTTGAGCATTTTTTAAATTCTATTTTTAAATCTATTCTACCAGGACGAATCAATGCTTTATCTAATATATCAATTTTATTTGTAGTCATTATTATAATTCTACCACAGCATTCATTTATACCATCTATTATATTTAACAAATATGATAAATTATTATTAGAATTTTTTTTACCACATTTTATATCTATTTTTTTCTTTGTTTGTTTTCGATTTCCACTATCAGAATCTAAATTTAATAATTCACTTAAATCTGTAACCGTATCAATCATTGTCGGATCATTTTTTTTCAAATCTCGATCTTTGACAACATCGCCCATTGAATCAATATCCTCAAATATAATGATTCTTTTGTCTTGAGGTACAATATAATCATCTCCAATAGTATCTTTATAAACAATATTTTTTAATTCATTAAAATCTAAATTATCATTTAATTTAATATCAATAGCATGTCGTTTCGTATAATTCATTAATTGTTTTATAAAACGTGTTTTACCACATCCCGGTTCACCATATAATAGAATTCCAAGATTATATGGTATACCTCTTTGAACATACCACTCTTTATTATTAAGAAAAAAGTCTATTTTACTTATTATTGCGTCTTTATTATGAAAATAACTATTTTCAAATGTAATTGTCGATTCCCATGGAACACCTTCTATATATAAATCATCGGATTGCGAAACAGTAATTAACATTTGGTCTTCGGATGTTTTCAATCGAAGATATTTATTAAAATCATTTACACGTACACCGATCCATTCTTGTAATTCTAATAAACTCTTTTTTTTACTATAAATATGTAATTGACTATATTCCATATATATAGTTCGATTGTATTCATTTGATTTTTCTTTACGTTCAATAATAATATTACCATAAATATCATCATCTAATTGAAATTTATTTGTTTGGTCTATCGCGTATTCACTAGTTTTTTCATTCTTGATATCAGTATCATAATCATTACAATATACAACATTCTCTTTCAAACAATAGATAGTTTTATTGTTTTTTATTTTAGAAATATAATACATTAATGCTCTGTATTTTAATGATTTATTCTTTTCATCACATGTAATAATAATCATATTATCAGTTTTTGTTGAAATAAATAGTTGTAACCTAGATCGTATATAAAATTTTATTGGTTTCAGATCAACTACAAAAAACAAAACAAGGATTGATAATATTATGAAACAATCTATTATTATTATACCTGTTCTGAAAGACAAATCTTTCATTTGATTCATAATAATAGGTATTAAAAAATATTCAGGAGTCATGACTATAATTGTATTATCAATTTATACAAGTTCAATATAAATTAATAATAATATCAATTTTTATTAAGAACTTTACAAAGTTCTTAATAATAGAACATAGACATCTATAAAAAAATCTTTGATTTTTTCAATGTCTATCAATTTTTCTTTGAACATAGTAGCATATGAGACATGTCGATTTGTTTTACAAGAGTGACATGATGTCTCATAATTTAACCCCAACTCATAAAGTATTTTATTCTAATGTATTTTAATGTTATTCTATATTATGATAATAATTATTATTTTAATTATCGTATTTCTACCTAAACCCAAACCAAATAATAAAGTACAGGAACATTATAAAGTATTTGATATAAATAGAGATGTTTTATCTAAAACAAATGATATTGCAAAATATTTATTATTAGATCAAATATAAAATATATTAAAAACATCTATTTTCAATCAAATCAACGTGTAATATCATATTCTCGAATGGTGTTCTATCAACTGCTTCGATAAAATATTCTGCTTCTTTCTTATAATAAAAATCAACAAACCCTGTTTTATTTTCATAATTGTTTAAATTAACACGAGCAATGTAGCCCCATTCATTCATCAAGTTTTCTAATTCTTCTACATATATATCTGTTGGTAGGTTAGATATTCTAACAGTAACACACTTACGTTTATCTAAATATACACGTGGTTCTTTTTTAATTTCTACTTCTTTGGGTTTAGGTTCTTTTCCACATTTTATTGTTAAATGGGGACCATTACATTTTTTACATATAATTAAAGACATTTAATTTAAATAGACTTTATTTATTTAAAACGAAATAATAACCAATTTATAAATTATTTTCTATTTAATATTATATGAAAATATTAAATTATAATATTGAATATGGTGGATTTGAAAAACATATAAATCATATAAATTATATTAAATTGATACAAAATGAGGATATAGATATTTTTATTGCAACTGAACCACATAAACCATCTATTAAAATATCTGATACAAATGAAAAAGATTCAATGATATGTGCCGACTATAGTGTATATGGTGAAAATACAATCGAATTAGTAGCACGGGAATTAAATAAAAGAGTAGCAAGTAATAATATAAAATATAACTATATAACAACAGACAATAAATTAATTACGATAATTAGTAAATATATAATTCAGAAAACAAAAGATAATTTTGTTTTTGATATTATAGTTTCACCTGACAATATAATAAAATTAATACCAATTCATTTAATTGATTATCCTTTTACTTTTTATTCATTACGAGGAATACCTTATCGAGAAACACCAAATATTTTTAGTTCTAAGAATGAAATAGTTGATCTATCGTATTCAACAAAATCGGATGAAATTGATCGAATTATTAATTATGTAAAAAATAATATGACAGAAAAAATAATAATAGCAGGTGATTTTAACGAACCTTCGCATTTAGATGACAAGCATAATATGTGGATTATTAGCAAGAAATTTAGTGATATTGGATTGATAGACACTTATAGATATTTGAATAAAAAGATTACACTTGACGAGTATGGTTATAATACAGATGGTGCCACATGTTGTAACATATTATTAGAAGATGAACCACTAAATAGAGTTGATTATATTTATACAAAAAATCTAGAACCAATCAAATCAATTGTATTAAAGAAATATTCGCATTACTCTGATCATTTACCTGTATTAACTGAAATTAAAGATATTAATTTATCATATAAACAAAAATATTTAAAGTACAAGATAAAATATTTAAAATTAATTATTTAATTGTTCTTTTAATTTAAGGTATTTTATCTTGTACTTCAAGTATTGTAATTTTAATCTAATATCTGGTCTTATTTTAATTGAATTAGACGTGGAAGCATCCGGTGTATCATATTTTGGTCTATATGTTTTTGGATCAATTGTTACTAATGTTGCTACTGATGCCGCTATTGCATCAGCAGATACTTCTACTGGCGCTTTTACTATCGTAACTTCTGGTAATGATACATCTGAATCAATATTATATTCACTCATATTATTAATGTATTTTATAAAATAAAAATTGATAATATTTAATAATATTTATTTAATAAATTATACTATATAAATGACTTGTATTAAAATAAATCTTGATGATTATCCACATTTAAATAAAATCAAAAAAAACGAACTAGATAGTGTGATGAATCTCATATTTAAAACTGGATATGAATGTATATTTCCGACTAACAAGTCGTCTGATCCTTTGGTAAATAAAATTACAAGTTTAGAAAATACATTAGAAAGATTAATTGGTATTGGTTCAAGTAAGAAGGGTGAAATGGGTGAAATTATATTGGAACAACATATTAAATCACGATATGGTGATATTAATTATACAGATATGTCACAAACTAATCATAGCGGTGATGCACATATTACATTTGATGGGAATAATACGAAAATAATGCTAGAAAGTAAAAATTATACAAACAAGGTTAATAAAGATGAAGTTGAGAAAATGAAGTTTGATATGATACATACAAATATTACATGGGGTATATTCTTATCATGGAATAGTAATATTATTGATAAACGCGAATTTGATATAGAGATATTCCATGAAAAAGGTACAACATATCACATTATATATATATCTAATCTATCGAGTGATATAGATCGTTTAGATCTGGCAATTCAGTTAGTAAGAAAATTAATCAATCATATTAATACGGATAGTAATATTACATGGATTTATAATATGATACAAAATGATATAATATTACTTAATAGTATTATATCAAAAAATTATCAACTACGACTATGGTTTGAAGAAATGGAAACAAGTATGAACTTTCATATGAATAAATATTATACAAAGATGAGAGATTATATGTTTGAAATGGATCAAATGATTAAGACGATAGTAGATCGTATAACTAATACAACGCTCCAATCAATTGATACTAATCACGATATATATAACTTGTATTTGGAGAAATTTAAAGATAATAAAAAAATGTATCCTATTCTTTCAATGTTATTAGATATAATGAAACAATATAAGATTCATATTAATGAAGATAATATGATATACAAAGATATTATTATAGGTAATATTAAAGTAATGGGTAAGAAAATCATAGTATACTGGGATAAATATAAACATACTAGTGAATTGGGTATAGATAAAAATGTAGAAAGTTTTAATATGATACGATTATTTGCTAACTCATATTCTGTTAATTTATAAAAAGATATTATTATATAAATATAAATGAATAATTATACAAATGATAATAATACAAATGATATTATTTTTTATCATAATATTTTTATATCAATATTAATTACATATAGTTTAAAGAAATTTTATGATTGCGTTAGTTACATGATGACAGAATATGATTTTGATCCATATGGTTTACGAGAATTAACACAAGATGAGTAATAATAAAATATTATATTATATTATGATTTTTTTATTATAATATATATATATATATGAGTATACTTGGAAGTAAGAACGATATTGATAATTTTTTAAACCTACTTACTTATAGTAATAATCCTACTACTAATATTAAATCTACTACAATAATAATAGGTGTAACATTAGATTTAGGATCAGAAACATATATATTACCTAGTGGTGTTCAGTTGGGAATAGGATCAACCTTTAATATTATTAGTGGAACATTGGAGATACCTGATTCAAGCAGTTTAGTAACTTATTATGGTACTACTATTAATGTATCGGGTACAGGGAATATTATTTGCGATAATGGTGGATATATTAATGTAAGTTATGGGGCAATTAATATTAACGGAGGGTCTGTATCCCTTTATAATAATAGTTATATTGCGTGTAGTAGCGGTAATATTAATATATATAATGGACAATTATCTATTGCTACTACAAAACTTGGTATAGATGGTTTTTCTACAAGAAATAAAGGAAATTTAAATTTATATAACACTGGAATTTTATCTATTACAAATTCTGGAGGTATCGGTATTGATACATCAACAGTTAATTTAAATATACAAGGTAGTATGTTAAATGTAAATTCAAGTGCTATTGGTATTAAGGTAAGTGACCCAATACAAATTTATGGCATTACTTATACATCAAATATATCTGTATATTCACCTTATTTACCTACAACTAGTAGTGAAGGAAATATACCTACAATGACAACTATATCAAATATATTAAGTACATCTGTTTTTAAATCAACACCGTCTCCATTTTTTACAACATTTGCTAAATTATATGATGAACCAAGTGATACTATAACAATAACTTCTATATCTGAAGCAGATCAGTATTTTTTACAAAATATTACATTTACTAAAAATATTATATTTAAGATGGATATAGGTACAGATAGTTATACATTAACTACTGTCTATACTAATAATATGGTATTAACTATCAAGAGTGGGGAATTAATTATTTCTGGTGGTGGTCGTATTAATAATTATAATTCTATTGTAATTTCAGGTGGTACATTATCTATTGCTAACACAATGAAATCTTCTATTGGTATTATAAATAAAACAGATGGATCTATTATTATTTCAAGTGGTATTGTGTCTGTAGCAAATATTGGAAAAAGTAGTTACGGAATTAATAATAATCAATCATCTTCTTTTACTATGTTGGGTGGTACATTGTCTATTGTTAATACAGGAAATACTACTGGTATTAATAATAGTAGGTGTAATTTTACCGTTTCGGATGGTATAGTGTATGTTGCGAATACAGATGAAAGTACTGGTATTAACAATAATGTAGAATGTTTTTTTACAGTTTCTGGTGGTGCTATTTATGTTACTAATACAGGAATAACTATTGGTATTTATAATAAAATAGCGTGTTTTTTTAAAGTATTAGGTGGTACGTTATCTATTGCTAATACAGGATCTTATGGTATTTATAATAATAATAGTAGTTCTATAGTAGTAACTGGTGGTAATATATTAATTACTAAAATACCAGAATCTATACATTGTATTTATAATATAAATAGTAGTATAACAATATATGGAGTATCATATAATGATTATATTGATAATTATCCAGTATTAACAATGATGCCAACACAAAATAATTTAACAATGATGCCAACACAAAATAATTTAACAGTGATGCCAACACAAAATAATTTAACAATGATGCCAACACAAAATAATTTAACAGTGATGCCAACACAAAATAATTCAACAATGATGCCAACACAAAATAATTTAACAATGATGCCAACACAAAATAATTTAACAGTGATGCCAACACAAAATAATTTAACAATGATGCCAACACAAAATAATTTAACAGTGATGCCAACACAAAATAATTCAACAATGATGCCAACACAAAATAATTCAACAATGATGCCAACACAAAATAATTTAACAATGATGCCAACACAAAATAATTTAACAGTGATGCCAACACAAATTAATTCAACAATGATACCAACACAAAATAATTCAACAATGATACCAACACAAAATAATTTAACAGTGATGCCAACACAAAATAATTTAACAATGATGCCAACACAAAATAATTTAACAGTGATGCCAACACAAATTAATTCAACAATGATACCAACACAAAATAATCCATCGCATAATGTTAGTACATCTTTTTATAATTCCGATCTACCTATTATTCAAACAACTACTTCAATATTATATAATGAAACAAATGATACGATAACGATATCTACTATCCCTGCTGCTAATCAGTATTTTTCACAATATACTACATTTACTAAAAATATTATATTTAAGATGGATATAGGTACAGATAGTTATACATTAACTACTGTCTATACTAATAATATGAAATTTATAATCGAAAGTGGAAAATTAATTATTGCGGATAATGGTTGTATTTATAATAGTAGTGCTAAAGATGCTTCAATTATAGTTTTAGGTGGTACATTATCTGTTAATAATTCAGGAAATAAAGGTATTGACAATGATGGTATTATTACTGTATCAGGTGGTACATTATCTGTTTCTAATTCAGGATATATAGGTATTAATAATAAGGGATATAGTTCTATAACTATTTCAGATGGTGTATTATCTGTTTCTAATTCTGGAAAATATGGTATTTATAATATGATTAATGGTAATATTATCATTTTGGGTGGTACAACATCTATTACTAATTCGGTATATAATGGTATTCAAAATGCTGGTGGTTCTATCAAAATTTCAGGAGGCATTATAAAAGTTAGTAAATCAGATAATTCTAATTATTATAATGGTATTCATAATGATGGTACAAATGGTAATATAACTATATATGGAGTATCATATAAAAAAAATATAGATATTGTTATCAATCTACATACCGCCATGTCAGAAGCAAAAAGTAATTTAGAAAATACTATCAATTCACCTAATATTACCAATTCACCTAATATTACCAATTCACCTAATATTACCAATTCACCTAATATTACCAATTCACCTAATATTACCAATTCACCTAATATTACCAATTCATCTAATATTCAAAGTAATATAGATAAATATTTTACTACTATAAATAATTCATTACAAATTATAGACCCCTCTGTAAATAATTCTACTATAGTCCCTACTATAAATAACACAATAAATCAATATTATAATAAATCATCAAATACTGGTATAATTATACCCGATAATACCGTAATTAACAATATTACTACATTTCAGACTAACCCAAATACAACAATACAATCTGGATCAAATAAAAATCTTGGAATAACTTTAGAAGTACTTCCGACTAATATAAATTCACCAATTGAATATTTTTCAATACCGGTTAATGCTGGTGACAGCGGAGTATTTTTAAATAATGGTAAATCAGTAGCATCTTTTTCAAGACCAAGTACTGGTAATACAAATAGTTTAATTATTATTGATTCGAATAATATTACTATTACGGTTACACCAAATACAACATTTAAATTAAATGGTGTAAAATATATTTTACTTGCTATTAGTTCCAATCCAATCTTTATGTTATTGGATAAATGGTTAAATTATAATCATCCTCCTATAATTAATCAAAACGATACAAATGAATTAATTGATATATCTACCTTTTGTATTATTTTAATAATATTTATTATTAGTTTTATAATATTTTTCTTTTATATTAATAAATAATAAACGTATTATAAAATTATTATTACTATCAAACCCTCTCCACCAGTCAGTAAATTGTATTCGAATTGGTATATTATGAGACAAGTCAATTTGTTTTACAAGAGTCTTGAGCGGAGAAACAATTGATTGTATACGTATCAGTAAAATCAAAGATTTCACTTACTAAAATTAACTTTGTTAATTTTACACCAACTCATAGTTGAAGTATTGGTAAATTTATTTATATTTAATAATAATATAAATAAATACTATTAATATTAATAAAATAATATTAATCTACATATATACTTTTAGTGTTTCGTTAATAACATATTTAATTACAGTTACATTAACTGAATTACCAAATTGTTTATACGCAGTATGATCATTTTCATGCATTTTAAAATCATCGGGAAATGATTGCAATCTTGCACATTCCCTTGGCGTTATATATCTTTTTTCTTTAGCATAGATAGGTGTTTGAACAATTGCAACAAGTGTAGGGAAATAATCATTTTTTTTCACTCGTATACCAGATTGTCTAAATTGAATAAAATAGTTCCAAATACTATCATTATTTTTCTTTTTCCCTGTTTGCCATTCTAATTTACCATAAATTTCTTTCTTTAATAAAATTTCTTTATTTGTTTCATACCATTCATCCCATTTGGAAGAATATTTATTATAGAGTGGTTTATTTTTAGTAATATAATCTTGTTTCCACGCTGGTAATTTCTTAAATTCAACAGTGCTATATTTTTTATAAAATTCATTACACATTATAGTGGGACTTAATGTTTCTCCCGTATTAATACATTGTATCATCTCATCCCATACATTTAATATTTGTTCAGTTTCTTCAGATATTTTATACTTGTTAGTATTTTTTGTATCTGTATCAATAATAGAATCCATGCAAATAGGTAAATCAGGTGGACATATATTAATAACTTTTTTTGGATCATATATATCTTTACGAATACAAACAAATATAACTCTTTCGCGGTGCTGAGGAATACCAAATTGATGAGGTGATAATTCATAAACAGTATTTTCTGTTACATGATATCCTATTTCGTTAATACGTTTTAATATATGACTAAAAACTATACCATTATCTATTTTTTTTATATGTTTGACATTTTCTAAAAACATAAATGATGGTTTCTTTTTACTGGCAATCCTAAGAATATGTTCAAATAATGTACCCCGCTTATCATCAAAACTTTTCTTTTTCCCCGCATTTGAAAAAGTTTGACAAGGAAACCCTGCGCATAAAATATCAAAATCTGGTATAATATTCTCATCAATCTTTGTAATATCACTATGAGGTACTATATTATAATTATTTTTATAAACATCTCGACAATTCTTATCAATGTCACACGCAAATACACATTTTGCATTTAAACTATTTAACGCTTGGTGAAATCCCCCAATACCACAAAATAGATCAATAAATTTATATTGTAATTGCGAAGAATTGTGACACTTAATAGATTTATTATTTTGCATTTTATTAATATGAATATATATTAATAAAAAGTTTAAATCAATTTTTATTCACGTAAAATAAAATTTATATCGTAATCATATATACAATAAATAATATAACTAAAATAAATAAAATTATATACAAAGTCATATTACTACTAGCAGGTGGTGGTTGATCTGGTTTAGGTACTTGACCATAATATGATATTAGAGGACTAGAATGTATTGCTTTTAGTATATATATACTATTTCCAAGTATAAAAGGATTTCCTGGTATTACTGTAGTAGAGTTATTTAATAGATCAGTTATAATAATACTATTAACATTACCAGTTGAAGGTCTACTAAAAAAAGCAACCGGGTAATTATTAGAATCGTAAAATGTACCCTTATCACCTTCATTTAAAGGTATTGAAAAAACTACATTTGTATCTAAAGGTAGAGATGTTGTAGATATACCTAAATTATTAGATGATAAATTTGTAGTTGTATCTACTTCTGCGTCTGTATTTGTTTTAAATGCTGTAATATTAATAATAGGTGTATTTATTGGTAGATTTAAATTAGGTGTCACAGCATTATAATATTGAATTAATATGGACGCTGATTCTGGTGGTATAGGAATTTGTAATGACGTTTGAGTATCAACTGTTTGCAGACTACTATTTACACTTGAAAAATACGTATCAATAGTTTCTTGTATATTAGAGGATAAACTGGAAGAATCATCCATTTTTTGCGGTATTGTTAATGTACTTAGTAAAATATTACCGGCAGTGAGTGCATTTTGTATAACAGTATATACATCATTGAAATAAACAGTAGTTGTTGGTGGTATAATTTGTTTTGATGTAGATGTTGGTGGTATAATTTGTTTTGATGTAGATGTTGGTGGTATCATGTTTTGTTTTGATGTAGAAGAAGGTGGTATCATATCTTGTTTTGATGTAGATGTTGGTGGTATCATATCTTGTTTTGATGTAGATGTTGGTGGTATCATATATTGTTTTGATGTAGATGTTGGTGGTATCATATATTGTTTTGATGTAGATGTTGGTGGTATCATATCTTGTTTTGATGTAGAAGAAGGTGGTATCATATCTTGTTTTGATGTAGAAGAAGGTGGTATCATATCTTGTTTTGATGTAGAAGAAGGTGGTATCATATCTTGTTTTGATGTAGAAGAAGGTGGTATCATATCTTGTTTTGATTCTGTTCCTGCTCCTGCTCCAGTATATGGTGCTACATATGTTCCATCGCCTGATCCTGCTCCTACTACTGTGTATTTAGCAGTTGAAGAAGGTTGGAAGTTTCCTCCTATTGTAGATGTAGATGCCATCATATTATTAGTAGTTGAAGAAGGTGGAAAGTTTCCTCCCATTGTAGATGTAGATGCCATCATATTATTAGCAGTTGAAGAAGGTGGAAAGTTTCCTCCCATTGTTGATGTAGATACCATCATATTATTAGCAGTTGAAGAAGGTGGAAAGTTTCCTCCCATTGTTGATGTAGATGCCATCATATTATTAGCAGTTGAAGAAGGTGGAAAGTTTCCTCCCATTGTTGATGTAGATGCCATCATATTATTAGCAGTTGAAGAAGGTACTGGTCCTTCAGCAAGTGTAGATGATGGATTTATCGGAGGTACGTCTGTTAATCCTAATAAACTTAAAGCATCAGTAGTAGATGCCATCATATTATTAGCAGTTGAAGAAGGTTTGAAGTTTCCTCCCATTGTAGATGTAGATGCCATCATATTATTAGCAGATGAAGAAGGTGGGAAGTTTCCTCCCATTGTTGATGTAGATACCATCATATTATTAGCAGTTGAAGAAGGTGGAAAGTTTCCTCCCATTGTAGATGTAGATGCC